TTACCCTCTATTGTCAAAAGGGTTCAATTCAACAGCAGCCTCTAAATGACCTGGAGCAAAATGCGCATAACGCATAGTCATTTTTATATCGCTATGCCCCAGTATTTTTTGCAACACAAGAATATTTCCGCCCCGCATCATAAAATGACTGGCAAACGTGTGACGTAGCACATGAGTTAATTGCCCATCAGGAAGCTCGATCTTCGCTCTCTTAATTGCAGCGTCAAAAGCCTCATAACATGGTGAAAATAGCGCTCCTCGTTTTTTAGGAAGCATAGCCTGCAATTGAGGTGAAATCGGTACAGTGCGGTTCTTCTTTCCTTTAGTTTTAACAAATGTGATTCGACCGGGCAGTACTTGAGATTGCTTTAATCCTTCTGCTTCACTCCACCGAGCACCCGTCGCAAGCCCAATACGGACAACAACCCCCAAATCTTTATTCCGTGACTCATCACACGCAATCAGAAGGCGCTCAATCTCATCTACATACAGAAACGCCAGTTCCTTTTCTTCCTCACGAAACTTGCGAATACCAGTCAGGGGGTTTTCACCAGACCACTCCCCAAGGCGCTTCAGTTCGGCAAAAACAGCATGTAGATATGACTGCTCGCGATTAACGGTTGCTTCACTAAGTTTTTTCTTCCCCTTGGGATTCCATTCTCCAGATAGCCTTCTTTCCCGATAAGTAGCAAACATATTTTTGTCAAACTGAGAAGCAAATGGATCTCCCAGCCTGGAACAAATCGCCTCAAGTTTGACTTTGCGCTCTGCACCAGAGGACAAGGTTTTACCGTACATCTCAAACCAACGAGCAATCAACTCAGAAAGACGAGGACCAGAACCATCTTGAAACTCGTCTCCAACTCTACTATTCATTAAACGGCGCTCATAAGAGAGCGCCTCACTTTTTGTCGCAAACTGTTTACGTATGCGTTTTCCCGATGCCCCGTAGGGATAACATTCGCAAAGCCATTTACCTGATGGAATCTTACGAACCGACATTTTAGTTACTTATCACATAAATCAAATGCAGCCTTAGTGACATCCCCCAGACTCTTTTTTAACCCTGGGGCGGCATCATTATCTAGCCAAAATGGATTATTGTTATCTAACGGTAACGCACCAAATGTTTTACCTTTTATTCGAGCCAAACCTGTAAGTGCATATAACTTATTATCGTCAAAATTCATCACATAAGGATTACCATCAAGACACTGTAATTGAACCTCATCAGTATTAAATGGCCATACCCCATTGAAACTCTCACGTTCAATAGTTTTAAAAGGCATTGCGAGGGCGGAAAAAGAAAACATAGATAAAAAAGTAACTAATAGTTGAACCTTTTTTACTTTCATATCATTACCTCAATTTAGCTCAAGTAAGATTACAAATTAAAAAACGCCCTAGAAATGACACCGCCTACCAAAACCCCTACGCAGATAAAGAATATTATTTCTTTTGGATAAAGTCGGATTAATTCTGAAGCACGAAGTCGGACTTCTGGTAAGGTCGAACTCTCTGTGTGGCTTGATGCCGATTGTTGCTCTAACCACGACAATGCAGACTGTAACTGAGAACGAGTAAGATCGTTTAAACGTCCTGTACCGAAATTGATATGGCAATACCGCAGAAGTTTTTGTCGAAGTCCACAGTCTTCACTGTTACGTAGTAATAAACTTACAAGAGCCTTACAGGCATCATGATCTTTACATCGCTCAAGCATTGCATGCAGAAAACTCTCCGCTGTTTTATATTGATTTACTGTCATATCATCAATACCAGCTACACCAATCTCCGCATGTACTTTTTGCCAAATAATAAACGCTTCAGTATTGCTAGCTTCTGCAATAGCAGCAACCAAGCTATTTAGCTCCTTACGCTGAGCCTTAAGCAAAGGGCGATCGTCATCATCATTATTCGAAGGGATTGCGATATTGACGGTCTGAGAACCATCATATCGCTCTATCTGAATATTCTTTTCGTGAAAATCACGCCCAGCAACGCGATTGTTTGAACCGTTTGAGTTGACGGCCATGTCACCTCCCTACTATCACCTACCCTTAGTTTCGTTATAGTCACGACCAGCGATACGGTTTTTACCACCAGAAATATTTAACTCACGTCCTGATGGCTGAGTTTCCTTTTCACTGATCGCACCTTTTAAAGCCCCAATCACCGCGTTTTTCACATCTAACGAAGCTGCTCGAAAGCGAGTAATCAACTCCTGCTCATCATCGTTATAAGTTTCAGGTGAGTGAATTCCCAACACAACATACTGAACATCAAGGCCAAAACGAGACAGCGCTGCCAAATACGCAGCATCAGGAAAGCTATCTCCTTTCTCATATCTAAGCTGAGTTAGCTTTTTGACTCCACCAATGTCGCTCATGGCAACTTGACTAAGTCCCAATCTTTCCCTTTCCTCACGCAACCGCTGACCAATATCATTTTTCATACAAAAACCTTGACAGGTATCTTTTTTGATACCAAAATGATTTCACGAGCTATTAGATGATCACAATATACCACTATGAAACAAGTTCTTCACGATACCAGATCACGCATTCCGCGTAACACCGCCACAGGTCCAAGACTGGCACTTCGGCTGTCCCTCGAGGAGCGAGCCGTCATTGATGAAATGGCAGCTAAAGAACAACGCTCATCCTCTAACATGGCGCGCATGATCTTCCTTCGCGGCCTAGAGCTAACCCAGAAAGAACAAAACAAATCTTCCTGATCAGGAGGCTAGTGGGATGTCAGGTATAACCATCAATATCAATGTGAATGCCCCCTATGTATCCCTGCAGAAATATGCAGAGATAACAGGTATCCCTCTTAATACATGCAAAAAGATGTTGGCTGACGGTCGAATTATTATCCGCCCCAAACGCGCCAAAATGGAAAAGCCTGAAGTAAACCTTGTGGCGATGTTAAAAGACGCTTTGGCTAACAGCTAAAACAATGAACAGAGCACCATCATGAAAAAAAACGCTAATAATCCATACTCCAAATTTCGTAATGGCGTAGAACGCCATGTACACCACGTCGCTACCAGTGCATCACGTAGTAACAGTCGCTATAACCTGAACGAGACGCACGCAACACCGGATGGCCACGCTGTAAAACAAATCGGCGAGCATGCCTGGCTGATTGAGAAAGCTGGAATCGTGGTCCACAAATGCCCACGCAATCCGTTTACCGGAAACCGCATTTTTGCATTGAACTGCGGCGACAATCACTTCGGGCAGGATTTCACATTATACGAAGCACTTCGCACGGTTGATCGTCTGCTTCGCGGGCAAAGTTTTATTAAACAGGCTGATTTATAACAGGTGCTTTATGACCAAAGAGCATGCACAAGGTGTATTTATCCGTTTTATTGATTTTCGCGGTGAACTGTTATTACGCGCATCAGCCATTGACGGAGTTGTTCCATCCGAAAAAAACGCAGCTACTTACGTTTATCTGAACGGTACGCGCCTGACTGTGGAGCTTCCGTACCAGACCGTACGAGAAATCATTAGCGAAGCTGAAAAGGCACGTCAGGTTAATGGCGATGAACCCTATATCGAAATTATTTGTATGGATTCAGAAGCTGAAATTCAGAAAGCAGATTAAAGGGCGTTGCGATGGGCAAAGAATATAAAACTCTCATTAACAAAGCACTTGAACGATTTTATTTTCGCTTAAGTGCATCAGGCGCTCATGCTGAACATGCAGCCCGTGACTCATTGACCAGGGCAATCCGGAGTTTGTATGACGTTGCTTTTTACGCTGATGATCTGGATGCACTGAACGAACTTTCCGAGCTGATCTGTGCCGCAGAATGCGGGGAACACATTGAACCGTATAAGCTGGGGAATATCGCATGAGTATATTTATCTCATGGCTTGTTCTGATTATTTCGGTGGCCTGCGCCATTGGGATTATGCGAATTATTCATTCAGTAAAAAAGATTGAACGCTTTTTCACTGACAAATAATAGCTTAAACAAAACACCAGATTAAACCCGAAAACCTGAAAACTATCCGCATTCGCGGAGGTATTCGCACACGTAAATAACGGAGATATAAAATGAACGCAAAAGAAAAAAATATTATCAATACATTAAAAATAGTGTCAGCAGAGCAAGACAAGCTGTCCAGGGCAGCCCAGAAAGATAATCAACATATGGCAGCGCTTTACGCACTGACCATCGCAATAGCCACCTCTGAAGCAGCCAAAATTATTGAGGAACAGGGCAAAGAAATCGACACTCTTAAAACACAGTCAACAGTTGCAGCCATGAATCCGTCCAGCATTGGACGCCGCATTTACATTCTTGGTTCGGCAATAATGACGCAATACACCATTATTGCCGAACTGCACGGCAACTACCTGATAACGCCTTACCACACAAAAGAGTCAGAGCTTCTGACAAATCTCCGCCTGATAGAACGATCTCAAGCTGTATTCATTGATGACGCGCAACGTGCCGTATTTCACGCATAGGGTTACTGGACAAAGGGGGCGCAATGGCAATTAAGCATTTTCCCATCATTCGCTTTACCTCCAGAGGGCGCGAATACGAGGTCGACGAACGCCTGATTACCACTATCGACAAACATCGTTCGGAAAAGGATGCACACCACATCTACCTCACTGACGGCACTTACTTCTGCGCCACCAACGTGGCGCGGGTGAATCTTATCCGACAGGTACAGGAGCCACGCAAATGACCATTCTGGACTACATCACTACACATCCGGGTTGTAGCGGCGGAGAAATCGCCGCAGCACTGAACACCCCAACCACAGCTATTAATGCTGAGTTACGCCGACTTTGGCGCAGCGGCTTAGTCATCAGAACAAACCGCAGCACAGGTGGTCGCGCTCGCAAAACTGGAGGCCAGGCTTCTTACCACGTAAACCCGATGCCGTTCGGGTGTAGCAATCCACTTACTCACATGTTTAACCAGCTACTGAAGGAAGCCAGAACATGAGCACCATCAACCACCAGAAGCTACGCGAACTGGCATTTGCCCTGCAACGAATGGCAACGCCTCAAAAATTACTGGCATTTCGCGCAATGCTCTCGCCGTCTGCCGTGCTGGCACTGCTGGATGAGCTGGAGCACGCCAGAACCACGGCTCCTGCCATTCGCCTGACGCTCCATCATGAAATCGCTGATTTCTGCGCGACGTTGAAGGCGCCAGGCGAACCGGAAACACCGGAAGCAATACAGCAAGAGCTGCTGCAACGCATTGACAAGGTTTTTGATTTTTTTCTGAACCAGTAAGAAACCAGAACATGCACACACAAAAAAACCGCTTGCCATGCCGCAATCAGTCAGGTTACATTTCCGCTGCACCTCACAAAACGGGTGTCGGGTTTCGCAGCCTGCTGACTACACAAGCGCACAACCGCGCCAGCGGTTTTTTTGTGCGTACTGTATTGCCACGTTTTTTTCGCGTCAGAATTATGGCGGGGCGTACGGGGCCGACTTCGGTCGGGCCGGGTTCTTGTGTAGCCGGTACTGCGAACCTCGTACGTCTCGCCACCCACAGTTTCGCAGCTCTGGATGGTGAGTTTTCACAACTTACTACACAAGGGGCCACACCATGGCAAACCGCAAACCACACCGCGCTATCGCGGAGCGTCGTCACATCCAGACTGAAATCAACCGCAGACTTTCCCGCGCATCACGCGTCGCGCAAATCATGCACATCAATATGCTGCATGAGCGCAGCCACGCACTATCAAACATTTATTCCGCCTCTGTTTTCAGCTATCTGGCGGATGATCTGCACGAGCTTCAACAGCTCATCCAGCAGCAAAACAAACTCCATTAATTCCTGTTCCGGGCCTTTCCTGCACCTTGCGGCGGGAGGCCTTCGCACATCTGTAACAAGAGGATTGCCGCAATGATTCTCGCCAACGACTTTCTTGAATACCTGCTCAACACAGAACGTGATCTTGCCGCTCGCGTGCGTGATCGTTATGACATGTACCAGAAATCCCTGCCTGTACCGCAGCTCGCTGACGGAAAGATTGTTATTGATGGTCGCTACATGATTGACAGCCACGAGGGAAATTACAGGCTTTACCGCATTGAAGGTGGCACCCCGTCCGTTATTGGCATTTACCAGCGCCCATCCTCTGCAATCGTCGATGTGATTGCCGACAGCATCCGCATCACACATCGCCATGCCGACACAGAAGACACCGTGCTGGAAATTCAGCGGCTGGCTACAGCCTGCCGCGACACCCTGAATGGCATGACGAAGTAAATCACTATGACGGCAGAGTACATCAGGGACTGGCAACAACCGCGCCACGCAGTGGGGCGTGAAGGAACGGGGATCCCCGCTCCTGAATCCGCGCTTTCCTCCTGGCTGGATGCCTACCGGGTAGAGAACGAGCGCCGCCAGGAAATGGCTGATGCGGCGTTCTCCGCAACGCCGCTGGGCAACCTGATTAATAAAAGCCTGGACGCACAGGAAAAACAGGACAAAACCATCACACTGGCAGGAGACGCCAGAAAACAGGCACGCGGTGCGGTGGATGAAGCCATGGCCTCGCTGCGCCTGCTGCCGTCCTATCTGCGCGATCCGCTTATTCGCCACCTCTCCTTCCTGCGCAAAAAACAGGAAGCCGATCGTCAGAAAGGCAAAAAGAGCTGGCAGGCTGAACGCTACGCGCGCGGAAACCTGCGCAAAATATTCGAACGTCTGGAGCGCACCGATCACCGCTGGCTGACACAGGGTTATCGCTCCCTTGCCGGACGCGAACGCCTGGACGATTTGCTTTACCTGCCGCAGCTCAACAAACACCAGATACAGACGCTGGCCACCATGACGGCGGCGATGTTCAGCAGCACCTTCGAAAAACTCTGCGATGGCTTTGGCGCGACCGATGGCGAACTGACCATGGATGTAACGCTGAAGGCGTATCAGATGCTGGCCCGCATGGCGTTACACCTGCACGCCATGCCTCCACATTATGACGCACTGACAACAGACAAAGACCGGAGGAACGAACCGGACACGGAGCTGCTGCCGGGCGCAATCCTTCGCCTGACCTGTGCGGAATGGTGGAAACGCAAACTGTGGCTGTTACGTTGCGAGTGGAGAGAAGAACAACTCCGCGCCGCCTGTCTGGTTTCCAGAAAAACATCGCCCTATCTGAGCCAGGACGCGTTAAGCGAGTTTCGCGCACAGCGCGAGAAAACACGCGATTTCCTGAAAAGTTTCATGCTGGAAAACGAAGACGGGTTCACGATTGATCTCGAGACAGTGTATTACGCGGGAGTAAGTAACCCGGTTCACCGTAAGGCAGAAATGATGGCCACCATGAAGGGGCTGGAACTTCTGGCCGAAGCCCGTGGCGACAAAGCGGTGTTTCTGACTGTCACCTGCCCGTCAAAATACCACGCTACAACAGAGAACGGTCATCCGAATCCCAAATGGAACGGGGCCACCATGCGCGACTCCAGCGATTACCTGGTTAACACGTTTTTTGCGGCGGTCCGCAAGAAACTGAACCGCGACGGCCTGCGCTGGTATGGCATCCGCACGGTGGAGCCTCACCATGACGGCACCGTGCACTGGCATATGATGGTCTTTGCTCATCCGGAAGAAATCGACACCATTGTGTCCCACACCCGCGATATTGCCATTCAGGAAGATCGTCACGAGCTGGGCGATGATATTACTCCGCGCTTTAAGGCGGAGTATGTCGACGGCTCAAAAGGCACGCCAACCAGCTACATCGCCACCTACATCGGAAAAAACCTGGACAGCCGCGCCGTGGATGGCATCGACCCGAAAACAGGCAAACCACGCGTTGACCACGAAACCGGAAAATCAATGACCGAGAGCGTGGAACGCGCCATTGGCTGGGCGCGCCTTCACCGGGTCCGCCAGTTCCAGTTCTTTGGCATCCCCTCCCGTCAGGTGTGGCGTGAACTGCGTCGCCTTGCCAGCCAGATGGCACGCAACCCGGAAGGCCCGCAACGGCTGAAGGATGACGCAATGGATGCGGTTCTTGCTGCCGCTGATGCCGGATGTTTTGCCACCTACATTGAGAAACAGGGCGGCGTACTTGTTCCACGCAAAGACTACCTGATTCGCACCGCCTACGACCTCGCCGATGAGCTGAACGATTACGGCGAACAGAGCGTACAGATTTACGGGATCTGGTCACCACTCATCGGGGAATCCTCCCGTGTGTGCACGCATCCGGATAACTGGAAGCTGGTAAGACGCAAACCGGAAGCGGAAGACAGCGCCCGCGAAAATGGTTTTGACCTTCAGGGCGGCCCTGCCGCCCCTTGGACTCGTGGCAATAACTGTCCCCGTGTACAGGAAACAGGCAACAGCGGGACAGAACAGTCGAAAGAACGGCCAGCACCGTGGCCGCAGCTTCCTGACGGCGTTGAAGTGAACGAATGGATGCGCTCACTGAAACGGCACGAACGCCGGGCGCTGATGCGTTCGCTTCGTGACAAACAGGCAAAAAACAGCAGTGATGAAATGCAGAGCTGGACACAGAGCCGCAAACAGCAGCGGCCTTTGCCTGATAACCACGAATTACTCGCTAAAGAATGGCGGGAATCTGCCGAATCTCTCGGCCTGCATATCGGTGAACAGCAGATGCAGCACCTGTTACGGGGCGGCAGCCTGTACGTTGACGGCAGCATCATTGCACCGCAGGGATTTGAAATTGTACGCAAACCGGATACCCGCCCGGCCAGCCGAATTACGCAGCTCTGGCAGCGCCTGAGCCGTAATCACGGCGTAAGCAGCACAGAGATCCGTCATAACCCGGTCGCCAGCTATCTGGAACAACTGGGGGCATCAGACCCCGAAGCCGCCGCACGTCTGGCATCCACACTTCAGCAGGACCAGAACACCATGAAAACCCCCGTTACCGTGCTTTCTGACATGCTGCGCGCCATCCGTGACGCAGAGCACGCACAAAGAATCAATGAAACCACTGAACGCGCCCGCCGCAAGGCTACTTTGCTCCAAAAGAGAGGCAAACAGCACTTTAGTAATCAAAATGATGATGAGAAAAAACAATTACAAAGTTGGATATGCCTTTTCCATCATGAGGGATGAGATGTGAATCGCTAACCGAATATTGTGTTGAATAGAATGCAATTGATATAATTCCCCTTAATTCATTGAAAACTGGATTTTTTGCATAACTATGCAAATATCTATGGACGGCGACGATGTTTTTTATCGGGAAAACTCAAGTGCCATGTTAAGATTATGTTTATTTTTTACTGAGAAAATCGTGGATGACAAAGCCTTCTCATTTTAGAACCCCTCTTCGTTATCCGGGAGGTAAGGCAAAATTCTTGCCACATATTGAACAAATACTCCGCAACAATGATCTCATTGGTGGATGTTATGCTGAACCTTATGCAGGTGGAGCCGGTGTAGCATTAGGTTTGCTCCTTAACGGTCTTGTTGAAAATATCTTCATAAATGATATTGATCCTGCCCTTTATTCTTTTTGGTTTGCAGTGGTTAATCATAACGATCTGTTATGTGAAATGATTGATGAAGTTCCTGTGACTATTGAAAATTGGCATACTCAAAAGGAGATACTCCTAAACAATGATAAATATAGTATGCTTGAAGTCGCATTATCTACTTTCTTTTTAAATAGAACAAACCGTTCAGGAATACTTAAGGCTGGCGTTATTGGAGGGAAAGAACAAAAAGGACCATGGAAGTTAGATGCAAGATTCAACAAAAAAGAGTTAATTAAAAGGATTGAACTAATTGGTGCATATAAGGAGAAAATTTACGTATCGAATTTTGATGCTGTAGATTTTCTGCTACACCAAAAAGCATTGCTACCCCAAAATAGTCTAATATATCTTGATCCACCTTATTATGTTAAAGGAGCAGAGTTATATAGAAATTTTTATAAACATGATGATCATGTAAAAATCGCTAATACACTACGGGAAATTCAACTACCTTGGGTTGTGTCTTATGACAATGTGCCTGAAATAAAAAGCATATATCATGAATTCAATATGACTGATTATACGCTTAATTATACTGCACAAGATAAGAAAAAAGGTCTAGAAATTATCATTTATAATCATGGTATAAAAATCCCTGACATTTAAATTTAAGGATGATATAGATGATTAAAGAAATTAGTTTTAAAAAATTTAAGAAACTGATAGATATTGACTTCTCATTCAATGAAGACATCAATATAATATCAGGAACCAATGGGACATGTAAGACAACATTGCTTCATTTAATTAGCAATGGTTTCCAAATGCCACCATCTCGATCACAAAATTATTCAAATAGTAATTGTGTTAGAGTTATAAAATCTATAAACAAAATAGCCAACCCCAAAATGGAAGCAATTGTTAGGGAATCAAAAAATTACACCGATCCGGCAGAGGGAACAAAAGGTGTGTTATTTTCTATTAACTATTTGGATCATAGCACACTAGACTTCAGAAAGCACAACTCAAAAAATCCAGACGAAGCGCAACGGTATGCTATCAAACCAGTATACCCACGCGGAAAAGAAAAACAATCACTTCCAGCTAAACCAGTTTTATATCTTGGATTATCGCGACTATTCCCAATTGGTGAAACTAAAGACGACGCCCTTACAAAAATTCCGTTAAACCTACCAGAAGAGTATGTTGGTTATATATCGAAAATATATAATGAACTTTTGGGCATTAATATTATAAATATAGAATCAAACAATATCGGAGATTTTAAAGCTGGCCCATTATTTGATACCGATAACCCAGCAATTGATTCTAATACCATATCATCCGGGGAAGACAATATATTCATTATAATCAAGGCATTAGTTAGCCTTAGGTATTATTTTGAATCACTTATTCAATCCACTGATCAAAAAGAAAGCATTCTGTTAATAGATGAATTTGATGCCACTTTACATCCTTCTTTACAGATAAGATTATTAGATAAAATTTATCAATACGCAAAAGATTATAAGATTCAAGTATTTTTCACAACGCACAGTCTGACATTGCTAGAATATGCTTTTCATAAAAAATACCATGTTGTCTATCTAATTAACAATATTACAAAGGCTCTGCTTTTGGATAATCCTGATATATTAAAAATAACAATGTATCTGAAAACACAAACAAAGGATGAGATATACACAAGGAACAAGATACCAGTTTTCACGGAAGATGAAGAAGCTCGCTTTTTATTTAATGAAATACTTGGTTATTGGATAAGCAAATATCCAAATTTTGCTATAGTTAGTAATTCATTTCACTTAATTGATTGTTTCATTGGTGCAGACAATTTAAAAACTATTTTTAATGATTCTCATCTTAAGGAAACCTCGTTAAAATCAATTTGTATTCTTGATGGAGATCACAGCCCTGAGGATCAGAGAGGAATTATATCACTGCCGGGTGAAAAAGCTCCAGAACAATTGATATTTGAGCATTGTGAGCACCTTTATAATACCGACGACTCTTCCTTCTGGGAAAATCAGGATATAATTAACAATGGTTTTTCGAAAGAGTTATACTTACTCAAGATACGTCCTCAATTACAATCAATTGAAACTGAAATTCAGAAAAGAAAAGACAACCATGAGTCTACATCCGGTTTAAGAAGAAAATTAAATAAGAAAATATTCAATCAGCATATTGAATTCTTTAGAATGATTACAAGAAACTGGTTAGACAAACCAGAAAATCAGAAATCTCTCCAGTATTTTTACAATGGATTACGATCCTTATTCTACCGGGTTACACCAACAAACGGCATTGACAGAAAAATTTGGGATTTTGACTATAACAAAATCATTAAAGAGGATAAATAATATATTCTAATAGGATATAAACATCAAAGCTATATTTTTTACACATATCAAGAGTAAAAAATAATTTAACTTTTACATAACGACCTCTTTTACAAATAAGTAGAAAAGGTCGTTATAACTCTCATCTCCATAGCATGTAATTTTCTTTGCATATTTTCACATAACAGTCAGGGATGTATTTATAAGCAACGTCGTATACATAGGCTCAATTTTTCTATAAATAAGCACTCCGTTCGGTTTGCACAATAGTGCACAAATTTGCACAATTTTTTTGAACGACTTTTTACCCTTCCGGCCCGCGTGGCGGCTGGATCCGTCAAGGATCCGTGCATGCACAAAAAAACGCGTTTTTTCTGCGCGCAGGTGACGGGGGAACAGCCCGCGTTTCAGGGGGTAAATAGCATTCCCTGAACGATGTCGCAGAGACACAACAGAATGGCTGTATTTCTCACGCTGAGCGTGAAAAATACGTGAGGGATTCTGATTTGATGGGGTGAAAGGTAAGGCCGTCAAAATCGCACTGAGGCGGCGAAGAACATGCAGTCAACGCGGTGGGATTGCGTAAGAGTCTGACCGTCGATGGTGGCGATATACTGTAAAGCGTCGTGAAATTATCTGACTGATACAGGAGCTGGAGAGTCGGGGCATAAATTTTTTATGCCCCGGCGAAGCAGCAGACAAGCGAAGCGCGTCAGGATGTGAGCTGGGTATCTAACAGTGCGTAAGGGTTAAAGCGGATCACCTCTTCGCCAAGCCAGTCATTGATGTGCTTCATGGCCTCCATGATGGGCATCAGCTCGTTAATTGCGTAAACCCGCGCGGCCTTCTCCACATCACCAAACGCACTTTTTTCACCCGGCATCGCCCCCATTAGTTGCGGCGGAACGCGGTGCGCAGCCAGCACATCATCACGGGATGCCGCCTTAACATTCATGAACTCATCCTTTGCGGTGATCTGCTGGAACGGCAAAATTTGCACCCCCTCTTTGCCCCCGTTGGGCGCATGAATGAGCACGTTTTTAAACGCACCGCCACCACGTGCACCCTGTAGCGTTTCTTTCAGAGAGTCCATGCTTTCGCGGTTTACCTGCGCTGCACCGATGTAGATGATGCACCCGGCGTGGGATCCGTTGTCGTAATACAGTTTTCTGAACATGTCCGCCGAATGAGACAGGCTGGCCGAGAGTAATGCGCCGAGATATTCCGGCATGCCGTAGATTTCCTAGTTAATGTCAGGATTCATCAGGTGGCACACTTTGCCAGGGCGAAACTGGAACGCATCCTTGCCATCCTGCACATACCACCATGATTCAAGATCGCTTCCGCGTCGTATGTATTTCGCCAGGGCGTGCCGTAATTTAAGCGGTTCGCCGAGCATATTGCTTCGAAGCTCAAGGAATGCGTTACCGAACACAAACCAGTCCAGCGCCAGTGCCGAGAAATCCTGCCGGGAAAGCAGCGGGTGCGGGATGTAGCAACCGAGCAATACATTGCGCTTAAAGTAAAGCGCAGACTGATGCCAGGACGTTTGCCGGGCGGCTCTTGCCAGACCGTACCAGTCCACCGGGGTTTCATACCACCGCCCGTTATCAGCACAGTACATATTGTCCAGCAAATCATGCCCGGTCAGGCGATAAGGACCATCAAAAGTGAATGCACTGAGCGACGATTCTTTCCTGAGTGCATCAGCGAGATCAATGCGTGAACTCATGCGCACTTTTTTATTTTTTCTGCTCATCAGAACTCCATAACCGTGAAACGCTCGTTTTCTCCTTCGCCGCCAATTGGTTCGTTAATGACAGCAAGCATGGTTGCCCACGCAAGGTCGCCGTGGCTGATCCCCCTCGCGCGGTCCGTTTCGTAAGTGATAAAGCCGCCCGGTGTTTTCACCTTACGCACGGCGTTAAAGGCCGCGACCAGCTCGCGTTCGGCGCGATCGTATTCCCACCGCCCGGCACGCATTATTTGCAGCATTTTCAGTACAAGCGACCGTTTTGATGACAGCGTGAAGGTGTACGGAATAGCGGCAGGGAAAAACCGTTTCACTATCTGATAAACAGCCTCCCCGTTCCCGCCCGTCACATCAATGCCGATGTGTTCCACGTTGTAGCGATACGTGAAATCTTCAATGACTCTGGCCTGTTCTTCAAACTCCAGCCCCTGAACGCGTCGCGTCTCCACCGTTCGAAAACGGCCACCAGGAACAGCCGGAGGAACCACCACGGACACAGCGCCGCTGTCGCCGTTGCCACTGCTGCCGTTTGCGTCATACCCAATCCATACCGGACGATTCCCCATCGGGCGGGGAGCAAAAGGTTTCCAGTCTTTCCAGTCGTCGTATCCGTCAACACCGCAGCCAATCAGGATATTCAGGTTAAATGCCGATTCCCCTTCGCGGACAAACTCACACATATAGAGATTGAGGAACTCGTCTTCGGTGTTTTCATCACGAATTTCGTCGATATCGGTGTGTTTCCAGCCGTGATTAACCACATCTTCCAGCGTGACAATTTGCCGCCACGTCCGGTCAGGGCAGATAAGCCCGTTATGCAGTGTTTTCCAGTCCACAGAAAAACGCTGGCGTTTATGTGTGGCCTTTTTCTCGTTCCAGCGGTCGCCGTTCCAGTAGGCGTATGCTTCGTGCGTTTCGGTGGATGGCGTGGAGAAGTAGGTGCGCCGCAATCCGCTGAGGGTTGCCATAGCGCCAGCCACCTTGCGCAGTTCAGCAAAGCGACTGACCCAGAAAAATTCATCAAAATAAAAATTGCCCGTATAGGACTGCGCCGACGCAGCAGAAGTGCCGAGAAAATGCAGCTCTGCGCCGTTGGAGAGGATGATTTTATCGCCCCCTTTCAGCTCCACATCAACTTCAGCCGCAGCCTTCTGAATAATGCTTTTAAACTGGAACGCCTGACGACGCGACGCAGACAAAAAAATCTGGTTACGCTGGTAAGGTTGCGCCACATCGTCACGCAGCGCCATCAGCAGTGCTTCCTGTGCAAAATACCAGGTCGCGCCAATCTGTCGGGATTTCAGGATCATCCTGTTACGTATCCCGGCTTCCCTGCAAAGGGTCAGGGAGTCAAACCAGCCCCGCTGATGCCACTCCAGCCTGCTGATGATTTTTTCCCGCAGTGCGGCAATCTGTTCCGGCGTGAAATGATTTTTGAGTTTTTTCGCCCGGCCTTTCTTTCCTGTGGCCGTCGCATCCGGCTGGCCATCATGCATTTTTTTAAGCTGCCGGGTCAGCAGGTCAATTTCCTTAAAGTCACCGCCTGTTTTATTCTGTTTTTCAGTAAGCTGGATGAGGCGCGCATCGATGGACTGCGTGACACGCTGCACGGGTGGCGTTTCATCCCACTGGTCGCGTTTTTTCCACGCATAAATCGTGTTCGGGTTTATTCCCATCAGACGTGATATTTCTGCGGGCGGATAACCCTGCCAGTAAAGTTGCCGCGCACGCTGGCGCACAAAAGCGTCCTGAATCATTGCTCCCCCTGAGTAATTACAGGAAGATTACCCGCGCGCGAAACCGTTCTCCTTAACCCCCTGTTCTGGCCGTTTTCTTACAACAAAAGCCCTTTGTATCAGCCTGTTACGCTTTGCCATCATGACTGAAGAACCAGTCAGAGGGGCAAAAACTATGGCTAATGAAAAAAAGACATCCCGCAAAAAGTTTCGCGTGGCTGTCTCCGGATCAACTGTTGATGGCCGCGAAATCAGCCAGGTACATCTGCGTGAAGCCGCCGAGAACTTCAACCCGGATGTTTACGCTGCCCGCGTGAACGTTGAGCACTATCTCTCGCCATGCCCGTCAAGCGAATTTTCCGCAATGGGCGATGTCACCGCGCTGAGTACGGAAGATATTACGGAAGGCCCGCTGGCCGGACGTACTGCGCTGTATGCAGAAATCGAACCGACCGAGCGCATGAAGCAGCTTGTCGCTGACGGCAAGAAAATCTATTCCAGTATCGAACTGCACCCGCAGTTCTCCGTTAACGGGCGCGCCTATCTGGTCGGGCTGGCGATGACCGACACCCCGGCAAGCCTGGGCACTGAGCGCCTGAAATTCACGGCACAGCAACGTCAGGCGGTGATGACGTTCAACAGTATCCAGGGTGAAGCACCGCTTATCTCCGAAGCCATCGAGTCTGAAATCATCGAAATGGCAGAACAACGCCAGGAAGAAGGCACCCAGTGGTTTAACCGCGTAATGGGGATTATTGGTCGTGGACGCAAAGCGGATGACGCCAGTTTCTCCCGAATTCAGGAAGCGGTGGAAGGCGTTGCAACGTCACAGGCCGACATTATCGACCGTTTTAATGTGCTGGAAACCCGCCATCAGCAGGACCGCCAGAAAATCACGTCACTGACCACAGAGCTGACAGCATTGAAGGAAAAACTGCGCACGCAGGACGGCGATCCGCAGAACCGCTTCACCGCAACGGGCGCAGCCTCCGACCAGCTGGCTGACTTCTGATAAGACAAAGGAGCAAATTTTTTATGAATCTGGTGATGTCAGATATTACCCGCAACAAGCTGGGTTGCTATATGGCGCAGCAGGCGTCGCTTAACAATATCCCGGTATCTGCACTGGTATCGCGATTTACCGTGGAACCCGCGGTGCAGCAGCGTTTTGAAAACGCCTCAAAGGAAAGTACCGAATTTACGAAAAGAATTAACGTGATCGGCGTGACCGACCAGAAAGGCGAAAAAATCCTCCTGGACACCACCGGGCCAATTGCGCGCACGAATAGCAGTTATGACGGCATCAAACGCCGTAACCCGAATAACGTGATCGATATGAAGTCTCGTCAGTACCAGTGCGAACAGGTGAACTACGATACCTTTATTTCGTACCCACAGCTTGATACCTGGGCGGCCCACAGCGATTTTCAGTCCCGTATCAGTACACAGATCGCCCGGCAGGTAGCGCTTGATCGCATCATGATTGGCTTTAACGGCACATCCCACGCCTACGAGTCTGATTTTCACACCAACAAGCTGCTTCAGGACGTTAACGTGGGCTGGCTGGAGCACATCAGAACCGATGCCAGCGAGCGCGTAATGAATGACGTGACGCTGACCTCCCGCAACATGGACAACACTGTGGCGCACGCGGGTAAGTATGCGAATGCCGATGCTCTGGTACAGGATGCGCGCTCATCCCTGCTGGATGAATGGCACAAGGAAGCTGACGACCTCGCGGTGATTATGGGGCGCAACCTGTTTAACTCGCTGCGTCTGCCCGTGCTGAACAGCATCAGCGGCCAGAATCCCAATGCGGAATTACTTGCCGGGCAGCTCATCCTGTCATCGCGCACCATTGGCGGGCTGGGCGTGTTCCTTGCGCCGTTCTTCCCGGATGCAACGATGCTTATCACCTCGTTCAACAACCTGTCGATTTACTGGCAGAAAGGTTCAATGCGTCGCCTGATGAAAGACGAGCCGGAATACAACCGCATCGCCACCTACCAGTCCATCAATGACGCTTATGTCGTTGAAGACTATGGCAAGTGCGCGATGATCACTGGCCTGAAGTTCGCCGACAGCTAATCAACTCACGGCGGGCATCATGCCCGCCTGTAACGGAGAGAAAAAATGATTACTCCTGCACAACAACACTGGCAGAACGTGATGGCACAGCGCGCAGGCCGGGCGAATGAAGGTGTGGACCACGCCGCGCGTACCGCGCATGAAGAGGTGCTGTATCGTCTGCGTCTGGCACAGGCCAGGCTAAAGGGCGTACAGGCCAGAAGCGCGAAAGCCGCCATCAAAAAAGAGTTGTTGCCGGACTTTTCCGGCTGGATTGAGGGAACGCTGGAGACTGACGGCGGGCAACAGGACGAAGTAATTGCCACGCTGATGGTGTGGGCGATTGACTGCGGCGATCTTCCGCTGGCGCTGCGTATTGGTGCATATGTGGTCCGTCACAACCTCATCATGCCGGATAACTTTGGCCGTACTGCTGCCACGGTACTGACCGAAGAAATCTGCAACCCGGTACTGACGCAGGCCGGGACGGATGCCGACGCGGATTTATCCGCCTTTATCGAACCACTGGACACACTTTGGGAAATTGTCGCCAACCAGGACATGCCGGACGAAGTGCGCGCCAAATTATGCAAGGCGTGTGCCTTTGCCCGTCGTGGCCTGACCGATGCAGACAACATGGCCTCATCACTGAAGCTGCTGCGCGAAGCGATGCACCTGAACCCGAACGCAGGTGTGAAACGCGAGATTGCAACCCTTTCCCGCGCCCTGAAAAAAGCCGATTCCGCAGCCGCACCAGAAGACGCCAGCGCACAGCAGACGCAGGACGAAAGCAGCAAAAGTAAAAAGACAACGCAGAAGCCTGCAACACGAAAAACCACCGCGTCGCAGAAGGCGAAGCGCGGTTAACGACTGACCCCGTCAGCGGGCGGCGTGCGCGGTGTTCCGGTTTGACTCCGTGACCGTTTACACCGCGCACCCACCGCCCGATTTTTTTTCAGGAGTGAACTCCATGAGTATGGTTGCCAGAACTGAACCAGGACCCGCAGAGGACGACATCACCGATACCGATGATGGCGACACTCGCATTTCAGCAGGTGCATTCTGGCCGGATATTGTGCTGCGCGAGCTGCGTCTGGCGGTACGACTGCCGGGCCGCGTGACCACCTCCCGCCTGCTGCATACCGCCACTGGGGCCGTGGCTCACGTTACCCGCGAACTGGAAGCGTGGCAGCAGGAACAGCAGGCGGCTGGCCATCAGACGCTGGCCGATGTTCCGGCACCCGTAATTAACGGAGAAAGCGTCAATCTCTGGCACTGGCGCAATGCTGTTTATACCGCCACACGTGCCCTGATTCTGGAGCGTTACCGCGATGCGGACACAACGGACAAGGGCGATCGCCGGGCGGACGCACTGGATATACAGACATCGGATTTGTGGCGCGATGTGAGCTGGGCCATCTCTGACATTCTGTGCCGCCCGCGAATCTTTGCGGAGTTGTGCTGATGAAAGTGAAGGCACTGGAAGACGACACCGTGGATTCGCTCTGTTTCCGGTACTACGGCACGACGCAGGGCGTCACCGAAAAGGTGCTGGATGCCAACCCCGGACTCTGTCAGCAGGTATTTCTGGACGCCGGGCAGGAAGTGGAGATGCCGGAGCCGGAGAAGAAGAAACGAGAAATGATTCAGTTGTGGGGGGAGTAGCAGTGAGCACCATTCAAACAGGGATCACAGAGCAGGTTATTGCGTGGCTCTTTGACCACCTGCCAACGGTGTATGCAGTAGGCGCGGCGGTCAGCATTTCCGCGCTGATGAGTCTTTATGACGGACGAACACTGGTTCAGACCGTAACGGGATCGCTGGCGTGCGGCGTTCTTGCCATGGCCGTGGCCGGGTCGTTGCGCTTCTTCGGGTTTCCTGAAGATGCCGTAACGTTTATCGGCGCATCAATCGGTTTTATGGGGGCAGAGAAAGTACGCGACAAGGTTATTGCGGCCTTTAATCGCAGGGTGAAGGAGAAGGAAGAATGAGCAACACATTTAAATTCAGCAGCCGGAGCGAAAAGAATTTGCAGGGCGTAAATCCTGATCTGGTGAAAGTGACCCGACGGGCACTGGAAATTTCGGAAGTGGATTTTGGTATCACCGAAGGATTGCGCAGCCGTTACCGCCAGAAGCAACTTGTGGCCACGGGTAAGAGCCATACCATAAACAGCCGCCACCTTACGGGGCATGCCGTGGATGTTGTGGCTTATGTCGGCAGCCAGGTGTCATGGGAATGGCCGCTGTACGAAAAAATCGCAGCAGCATTCAGACAGGCCAGCCAGGAACTGAATATTCCGGTGGAATGGGGCGGCGACTGGAAGACCCTGAAAGACGGACCGCATTTTCAGTTACCACACGGAGCCTATCCGGCATGAAGCTCTGGCCCACGCTTGGCGTCGCTTTCCTTCTGATTGCCGCATGGGGAACATCCATGCGTCTGTCGTGGTCGCTGGGCCGGGAGAACGCCAGAAACGAAGCGCAGACCAGCACCCTGAAAAGTACCGTCGACACACTGAATATCATCAGCGCCGGGGTACAGGATATGCAGCAGGTGCTGGCTCAACTCCGCGCGGAAAATCAGCAACGCAATCAGGACGGAGAGGTAAGACGTGAACAGCTACGCAACGATATTGCAAAAGATGAATGCGCCCACGCTTTGCCTGACGCTCGTTTTACTGACAGGTTGCGCAGGCACGCAGAACGCGCCACGGCCAGCGCCGTCAGTCCGGCTTATACCGCAGACGCTGACCATGCCGGTAACGCCTCCCCCCTTCCCTGACCCACCCACATGGGGAAACCTCGGAATATGGGGCGACCGCCTTCTGGATGCACTGGAAACCTGTAACGCGGATAAACGGGCCATTGCTGAACTGGATAAGAGAATAGCCGAACTGACACACCAGACGGGAGTAACACAATGACCAGTAAGAACTTTGCACTGATTACAGCCATGACACAGGCTGAACTGACCCGGAAAGTGAATGAATATCTTGCGAAGGGGTGGCATCTTCAGGGGGACACACGGGTAGCTTACGAGCCCGGCACCCCGTGGTATCTCATGCAGGCCATGGTGGCCGATGGTGCCACCGAGACGCCCTCTGAGCCATTACCAAACAACAAGACGCCGGAATGGTACTACGTGGTTGTGCTTGCCGGGCAGTCCAACGGCATGGCTTACGGTGAAGGGCTTCCGTTACCGGATTCTTACGATGCTCCGGATCCGCGCATTAAACAGCTGGCGCGCCGCAGTACGGTAACCCCGGGTGGAGAGGGTTGTACGTATAACGACATCATCCCGGCTGACCACTGTCTGCATGATGTGCAGGATATGAGTACGCTGAATCATCCGAAGGCGGACCTGAGCAAAGGTCAGTACGGCTGTGTGGGACAGGGACTTCATATTGCCAAAAAACTACTCCCGTATATCCCGAATAACGCGGGGATCCTGCTGGTACCATGCTGTCGTGGTGGTTCGGCATTCACTCAGGGCGCGGAGGGAACATTCAGTACGACCACGGGGGCCAGCCAGGATTCGGCGCGCTGGGGTGCGGGTAAGCCGTTATATCAGGACCTGATCGCACGCACCAAAGCGGCATTACAGAAGAACCCGAAAAATGTGTTGCTGGCGGTGTGCTGGATGCAGGGCGAATTTGACATGAGCGCTGCCACCTACGCACAGCAACCGGACCTGTTCACGGCCATGCTGAAGCAGTTCCGTACTGACCTTTCCGGATTTAACGCGCAGTGCCATGGCGGCAGTGCTGCAGTTATACCGTGGATTTGTGGCGACACGACGTATTACTGGAAAAACACATACGGCACACAGTATGACTCCGTCTACGGCGCGTACAAAAACAGGGAGAGCGACAACGTTTTCTTTGTGCCGTTCATGACCGACGGTAACGGCAACAACACGCCCACCAACTTACCGGCAGAAGACCCGGATATTGCTGATGCAGGTTATTACGGCGCGCAATCCCGTAGTAATGGTAATTGGGTATCGTCAAATCGTCCGACACATTTCAGTTCATGGGCGCGCAGGGGCATTATTTCGGATCGCCTGGCAACCGCTATTCTGAACGCAGTTGGTCGAACCAGCGCCTTCATCAGCGGTACCGCACCGGAAATCAAACCCTCGCCCGGCGGCGACACTCCATCGGGGCCGTCTGATGGTGACACATCCGTTCGTACAGTCTCCCTGCTGCCGACAGCCGGAGAGGCTGCTGCGCAGGGCTGGACCATCACCGGCGGCAGTGTTGCGCTGGAAGATGGTGTGTTTAAGGTTACCAAGCAGAGCAATAAAACTTGGTCCCTGATGCATCCGGTGGATGACGCAGTCTCCCTGCTGACACGGGGTGGCAGACTGAGCTGTAAGTTTCGACTGTCAGGCGCACTGACCAACAACCAGTTCGGTCTGGGAATTTATCTGTATACCGATGTAGCGTTACCTGACGTCGTGGCGATGACCGGGACTGGTAACCCGTTCCTGATGTCGTTCTTCACCCAGACCACAGACGGCAAACTGAATCTGATGCATCACAAGAAAGCCGGAAACACAAAGTTGGGCGAGTTCGGGAATTACAGTAACGACTGGCAGACGCTGGAGCTGGTGTTCACCGCCGGCAGTGCCACGGTTACTCCGAAACTGAATGGAGTGGCTGGCCCGGCATTCCAGGTCATAAAAGACAGTCTGACACTGGGGCTGAATGCGCTGACGTTAACTGATATCACTAAAAATGCCGCGTACGGCGTCGATATCGGCAGCCTGGTGCTGGAAATCAATAATCCCGCAGTATAAGGAAGAGCAGGAGAGCAAAACAGATGCTTAAGACAAACAGTCTGCGAGAGTCCATGCTTCATGGATGTCGGTGGTGCCAGGCTAATCCCGAGAAATTCACCATTTTCGTGGAGAGCGGCAACATTGAAACGACCGGAGAAACCCCATCGTTTGTTTACCGCTATCAGATGGTGATGTTTGTCATGGATTACGCCGGGGAGCTGGACGACCTCACGCTGCCGCTGCTGGCGTGGTTATCCGAAAATCAGCCACAGTTGTTGCTCAACCCTGAGCGTAATCAGGACATCAAATTCTCCGCCGTTATCAATGACGATGACAGCGCCGATCTCCTGTTTACGCTCCCCCTGCGGGAACGCGTTCGCATCACGCGCAGCAGTCAGGGCACACCGCAGGCAGAACACCTGCCGGAGCCAAAACCCCGCCTGCCATCTTCCGAAGGCGACTGGTCGCATGTATTCCAGGATGTGACGTGGGGTGAAAGCGATGGATAAGGCATTCACCCGCGTGGATGAAACCTTTGAGGCCATCCGCGACAGCCTGAATCAGCAGGCCATCAATAACATCGCCAGAAAGCTGGCACAGAATTTACGCCGCGCCCAGCAGGCGCGTATCCGGTCACAGAAAGCGCCGGACGGGACCGCGTGGACACCACGCAGACGCCGCGTAACCCGGATACAGGAACGCATTCGCTTTATCTGGAATAACGAAGCACGCACGCTGAAAAACTGGCATCACGACACGGGGAAATACGGGCGAACCATTACCGGGTGGGATGAGGATAAAAACAATATCCGCACGTTTTACCGGGATGACATCGACCGTTTTCTGGAAATACGCACCCGGCGCATCAACCAGGACAGCACAAAGCGCGTCCCCATGTTTGTAAAACTGCGTACCGCCCGCTACCTGAAAGCCCGTGCAGATGCTTCCGGTGTGACGGTGGGTTACAGCGGCGTGGCCGCACGTATTGCCCGCGTTCATCAGTTCGGTGAGCGCGATCAGGTTGCGCCGGGCATTTTCACCGATTACCCGGTACGTGAGCTGCTGGGTATCAGCCAGGCAGATGAGCGCCTGATTTATAACACGGTGCTGGGCCGGATTGCGGAGGCTGTACGGTGAGCGCAGAACTCATGCGACTGCTGAGCAATATCATCCGCACCGGGATCATCTCTGAAGTTGATGAGAAGTCCTGGCGCGTGCGCGTTCGCAGCGGCGAACTGGAAACAGGCTGGCTGCGCTGGAACACCACGCGCGCGGGAGCCTTCAATGTGTGGCTGCCGCCATCACCAGGCGAACAGGTGGTAATTGCCTGCATTGGCGGCAACCCGGAAACCGCCATGATAATTGGCAGCCTGTGGAGTGATGCCAGTCCGGCCCCCGGCAAAAGCCTGAAAGAAATCGTGATCAGCGCGCCGGACGGCGCGGTGTTCCGCTACGACGCGGACGCAGGCGCACTGAGCGCCAGCGGCATGAAAACGGCCACTTTACAGGCATCCGTCAGCGTGAAACTGGACACGCCCGTCGTGGAATGCACAAACCTTCTGAGAACGGCGACGCTTGACGTCACAAAAGGAGGAAAGATGAGCGGCAATATCACGCACAGCGGCGGCAACTTCACCTCAAACGGCATCACAGTGCATACGCATAAACACGGTGGCGTGAAAGGCGGCAGCGATTCGACAGGAGGCCCGCAGTGACAACCCGCTACACAGGAATGAATCCGGACGGGACGGGAAACCTGAACGATATGGAGCACCTGAAACAGTCAGTCAGGGACATCCTGATCACCCCGCTGGCAAGCCGGGTTATGCGACGGGAATATGGCAGCCTTGTGCCTGATTTGATTGACGAACCCATGAATAACACAACTCGTCTGCAATGCATGAGTGCTGCCGTGATTGCGCTGACACGATGGGAACCCCGCATTGCCCTGGACGCCATCGACGTTGTCTGGAAGGCAGGAGGCCGCGCCGGGGTGACTCTGTCGGGCACTGTCATGCAGACCATGCAGAATGTTGAATTAACCATCACGCTGAGGGAGTAAATCATGCCTGCCGTTGACCTTTCCCAGTTACCGGAACCCGCCATCATCGCGGAGCCTGATTTTGAAGCAATTCTGGCTGACACAAAGGCCATGATGATTGCGTCCTATCCTGCCGAACAGCGTGAAGCCGTCTCCGCCGCGCTGGAGCTGGAATCGGAACCCCTGAACGTTATCGCTCAAACCATGTCTTTTCGTGAAATGCTGTTACGCCAGCGGGTTAACGAGGGCGCACGCGCCTGCATGTTAAGCCACGGTTCAGGGACAAACCTGGACAACCTCGCGGGCAATATGAACACAAAGCGCCTGGTTATCACTCCGGCAACGGATACCACCGACGCGGTGATGGAGAGCGACACCTCGCTGAGATTGCGGGCGCAGCGGGCGTACGACGGCCTGAGTGTTGCTGGCCCGTCAGGCGCATACGAGTATTTTGCACGCAGCGCCAGCGGTCTGGTGCGTGATGCGCGGGCCATCAGCCCGTCTCCGGCCTGTGTGACGGTTTCCATTCTGTCCACTGAAGGCGACGGCACAGCAACGGAGGCGTTGCTTAATACCGTTCGCGCCGTTCTGAATGCAGAGGATACCCGCCCGGTGGCCGACCGCCTGACCGTACAGAGCGCCAGAATCGTGACATGGCGGCTGAATGCAAAACTGTACTTTTACCCCGGCCCGGAATCCGAACCTATTCTGGCCGCGGCTGAATCGTCGTTCAGGAAGTGGCTGGCTGAGCAGGGGCTTATCGGTCAGGACGTGGCGTTGTCCGCCATTGCTGCCGCACTGCATGTGCACGGTGTGCAACGCGTGGAGATAATCGAACCCACACAGAATATGGCCATCAGCGACATACAGGCGGCGCGCTGTGAGTCATTCACCATCAGCGAAGGTGGGCGCAATGAGTAATTCGTTGTTACCACCATCAGCCAGCAATTTCATGCGTTGTGCCGAAGCCGTCGGAACACGCATTACAGACATTCCGGTAGACCTCAACACGCTGTGGTCGCCGGACACCTGCCCGGTGCATCTGCTGCCTTATCTCGCCTGGGCGTTTTCCGTTGACCGCTGGGATCGCAACTGGCCGGAAGAGACAAAGCGACAGGTGATTCGTGATGCATGGCTGATACACCGACACAAAGGGACCATCAGCGCACTGCGAAGAGCCGTGGAGCCTCTCGGTTACCTGATTGAAGTAAAGGAGTGGTGGCAACTCAACGAGGAGCCGGGAACATTTCGCATTGTTGTCGGAGTACTTGATCAGGGCATCACCAATGAAATGTATCAGGAACTTGAGCGCCTTATTGCGGATGCAAAACCAGTAAGTCGCCATCTGACGGGGCTGGCGATCAGCCTGAGTGTGAACGGAAAGATTTTCGTTGGTACGGGATGCTATCACGGCGATGCCCTGACGGTTTATCCCTACACCCCGGAGTCCATTATTGTCGAAGGGGACTATTTCCCTGCCCCGGCCATTCATTTAATTGATAATCTGAGAGTAAACGCATGACAGTGAAATACTACGCCATTCTGACTAATCAGGGCGCGGCACGACTGGCTAACGCGACGATGCTCGGCAGTAAGCTGAATCTGACGCAAATGGCCGTTGGTGATGCAAATGGTGTGTTACCAACACCAGACCCTGCACAAACAAAACTGATTAACCAGAAACGCATTGCACCGCTGAATCTTCTGAGTGTTGACCCTAACAATCAGAGCCAGATTATTGCGGAGCAAATCATCCCTGAAAACGAGGGAGGATTCTGGATCCGTGAGATTGGTCTTTATGATGATGAAGGTGTACTCATTGCGGTGGCAAACTGCCCGGAAACGTACAAACCGCAGTTGCAGGAAGGCAGTGGACGCACCCAGACTATCCGCATGATTCTGGTTGTCACGAACACCGAAGCCATCACGCTGAAAATCGACCCGTCTGTGGTTCTGGCAACCCGCAAATATGTGGATGATAAAATATCAGAGCACGAACAATCACGACGTCACCCGGACGCCTCGCTGACCGTAAAAGGTTTTACTCAGTTAAGCAGTGCAATTAACAGTGAATCAGAAACACTGGCCGCAACACCGAAAGCGGTTAAGGCTGCATATGACCTGGCTAACGGGAAATATACCGCCCAGAACGCCACCACTACACAAAAAGGGATTGTTCAGCTCAGTAGCGCCACGAACAGCACGTATGAAACGCTGGCAGCGACACCAAAAGCTGTTAAGGTGGTAATGGATGAAACGAACAAGAAAGCACCATTAAACAGCCCGGCACTGACCGGAACGCCAACAACACCAACAGCGCCACAGGGGACTAATAATACCCAGATCGCAAGCACAGCTTTCGTTATGGCCGCGATTGCCGCACTTGTAGATTCGTCACCTGATGCACTGAACACGCTGAACGAACTGGCTGCGGCGCTGGGCAATGACCCGAATTTTGCGACCACCATGACTAACGCGCTTGCGGGTAAGCAACCGAAGGATGCCACCCTGACGGCGCTGGCGAAGCTTGCTACATCAGCAGATAAACTCCCATATTTTACAGGGGCAGATCGTGCCGCGTTAACCGCGTTGACAAGTGTTGGACGTGCCATTCTTGGTAAAACCAGCACTCAGGGCGTTCTTGATTACCTTGGT